TTGAGCCAGATCGTCTCAGCCTCGCTCCCCTCCTCGACCGTTTGGTAGGGCGCTTGGTTGTAGGCGCTATCACCAAACCAACCAAGGAGGGCCACGCCACGGAGCTCCCCTCGAGCTTCCCACAGGAAGTCAGCCACGTCACCCCACTCATCATCCTTGACGGTGCAGGTGTTGGAGACGTTGTGGGTCAGCCCCTCGACCCTTGTTGGCGCTGAGCCTGGCTTCACCCAATGCTGATACACCAAGCGAACACGCTTGAGGTGATCAAGCGCCGTGTCATCCTCACGGGTGAGCGCTCCCTCAGGTGCAGCACACGCAAAGGCCACGACCCCTGTATGCTCATCCAGCTCATGGCAAGCCTCAGGAACCTTGGCCGCGATCTCATCCCATACAGGATTGACGCGAGCGATCCTCATTCGCCTGATGTAGCGGCGAGCGTGGAAGGGGTGAACCCCTGCGCTCGTCCCCGCCACGGTGGAGGTGTTCCCGCTTGGCTTAACCGTGGTGATCCGTGAGGCGGTCTTGATGCCAATGGCCTTGGCGGTGAGGCGGTTCTGCTCAATGCAGACCTTGGCGCCCTCCTCTAAGAGCTGCGGATCAAAGAGGAGCTCAGGCGCTGCACACATGCCCGTGATACTCACACCAATGAGAGCCTCTTGTTGGAGGATGACCTTGGTCACTAAGAGGAGATAGCCTTGATGGGTGTAGCCCGCTTGGAGCGTCCCAATGTGAGCCGCCGCCTTGCAAGCCTCAAGGAAGTCCTCACGGCTCTTGATCTTGGCGCCGTTAATCTCTGTGAGGTTGCAGACCGCCCACCCTGATGTGAAGTCATAGCCTCGCGCCTCATACCACTCACGGCGTTGGAGGAGATCGAGGGTGACCTCAGAGACGTGGTTCCCCTTGGGGTCGGTGACGAGATAAGGAAAGAGCCCAATCTCCGCGCATGGGTTTGTCCCGTGGTGAGGGTCAGCTTGCCACAACACGCCAGGCTCACCCCATTGGCGGGCCATCGCTACCACTTGGTCAACGGTCGAGCGCTCGGCATCGGTGATCGAGAGGCCCGCGCTGATGTTCGCGTAAGCGCGCTGAGGGTGCTCCTTCCACCAATCGCCCGTCTTGGCGTTCATCATGAGGGCGTCATCCTCGTCAAAGATCGCGATGGAGGCGGAGCGCCTCACGCCACCTGAGAGGACAGCCTCGCTGAGCAGCATCATCACGTCAAAGCAGTCAATGGAGCGGAGCCGCTTGAGGCGATCCTTGACGAGCCCGCTGAGCATGTCATCAATCTTGTCGAGCGCTCGCTTGAGAGGCTTGGCCCCTGGAGCGAAGCCGCCGCTTGAGATGGGCGCGCCAAGCTCACGGATTTGTGAGTAGTCAAAGCGCCAATCATAATAATCCTCGTAATAGCCTCGATGGAGATAGCTATCTATGACGAGCTGGACAGCGTGAGCCCACCCCTCAATGGAGTCGCTGATGATGTGGGTTCGCGTCTCCCTCCTCACATACTCGCTGAGGGTGAGGAGGCGGGGGAGCTCCTCAATGTCACGCGCCCTCAAGCTGAAGCCTGTTCCGCAGCCGCTGAGCAGGAGCCAAAAAGCCTCAGAGAAGAAGCGGGGGCGATCACATGGGGAATAAGTGCAGTTGTAAATCCTCATGTTGTTGCGCTCGATAGGGAGCCCGCCAAACTGAGTCGAGCGCTGTGAGGGGAAGACGCGCTGCGCCCTCACCAAGTCAAAGGCTCTCATTGTCTCCCCCGCCACTTGGGGATAGCGCTTGAGGTGCATGGCCTCAACACGATTGGCGGCGTGTTCCCAGCTCTCACGGCCAGGCTTTGAATTGAGGGGTCGAGCGTATTGGGCGGCGAAGGCCACCTGACCTAGCAGGTCATTCTGCATGGTGAATCTCCGTGGGGCTTGGCCCCTGTCGGTGGTGGTTTTACCTCGCTATGAGGTAAACAATCGTGACCCCTGTGGAGAGAATGAGGCCAACTGTGGCCCCTCTCCACCACCAAAGATCAGAGCGCGCTAAGTCGCGCTGTTTAAGGGCCTCTTGAAGCTCAGCCTTAAAGAGCTCTTGCTCCTCAAGGTAAGACTGATGAACAGCCTTGTGGTTGCGCTGAATCTCTGTGAGCTTGTCAATCCAGACCTCATCCTTGAGCTGGAGCCGCCGCTCCCAATAGAGCTTCTGATCTGTGAGGTCATGCTGCACCCTCGCGAAGTCCTCGAGCTTGAGACAAAACTCATCTGACGGCTCCACATACTTGGCGCTGACCTCCTCACCTGTGGTGAGGACAAGCGGCTCAGTGAGTGGAGTTAGCGTGATTAGGCTCAGGAGGATAGGGATCATGGGACACCTCACAGATTCGACAGCGGAGCTCCTTGATGCGCTTGATCTGCGCCTCACAGCTCTCACGTTCAGCAAGGCGCTCATCCTCACACGCTTTGGGGTCAGGGGTCAAGCTCTGACGCTCACAGGCGTGGAGCTGATCAATGGCCTCCTCAAGAGACGCCTCACAGGTGGCGCAGTCAGTCTCGACCAATGAGAAGCCAATGAACACGCCAGCGCCTAGCAAGGCCAAAGACCACACGCCCACGAAGATGAGGAGATGCTGACCCTTGAGCTGATCAATCATGGCTTGATTGGCCCAAAGGACGTGTTGAGCATTCCCTCAATCCGCGTCAACTGAGCGCCCAAGACCTCAAGCTTTGTCTCGATCCGCGCTTGAGCGATCTCCATGATCTGAGCGCGCTTGGAGAGCGCCTTAATCTCAGCTTGGGCCTCCATGATCTCGCCCGCTTGTTGCTCAAGCCTTGTCTCAAGCTGCCCCACATCGCGTGAGGTGACGAGCGCCCAACCCACAGCGGGGATCAAGCAGATGGTGAGAATGTCTTTGATCTTGTCCCAATTCATGGCGGCTCCTAGCTCGGCAGCTCTAACAGTCTAAGGGATGGGTAGCCGACAAAGTCAAAGCCAGCTATCCCATCCGCTTGAATTGTCATGTTCCACCCTGTCCCTGTCAGTGATTTAATTCTGATCTCGACGTCCATTGATGTACTAATATCAGCATCTAAAATGAGGGCTGATGTGCATGTCCTTGAGATTTGAGCTGTGTTGCGAGTCACAGTGGGGCCAAATCTAAAGCTGCATTCATGAAGGTAGGCGCTAGTTCCTGAGTCATACACTCCGAAAACGATTGTACCGTTTGCGTTTGTTTGTTGTATCAACGGACTTGCCTCAACATAATAAGATGAGCCTGCCACCAACTGAAGTCGATTGGACACGATCGAGGCGCTTCCATTAACAGTTCCAGACAGGGTGAAGCGTCCGCCCGCTGCTGTTGCTGTAGGTGTGTCTAGTTTAATCAGAGAGGCGATGATCTCCGTTTTAGTGTTTAGATTGTGAAAATAGCTCATTGAGTGATAACCCCCATCATTCGAGTCTCATAAGCGTTTGAGTCAAAGTCTGAGGTAAACCCATTCACTACTTTGAAGTTAATCGCTGTATTTTGTGTGATGCCATAGGTGGCATCATCCATCATGAACCCCCCATTAGCTGCGATGTTTCTCACCTGGTAGCCTTCAGACTTTGAGCCGACATTCTCAACGATCTCACAATCAACGAGATTAAAATTACTTGTGCCATCTCCTGACGTTCGAGACTCTGCGACCACATAAGTGTTGGCGCTAGGCACATAAGGAGCCACCCCCCCCGTTATGGATATATAGTTATTATTTACTACATCAGTAAATGGAATGACTGTGTTCACGGGAATGTTGGACGCTGCCGTTGACCTGTAGGCAAAGAACAGAGCCCTCGAATTAGTGACCCCATCAGATAAAACATAACTCATTACTCCACCTCCAAGATTATAATTTTAAACCCTTGCGAGTTAATTGTAGACCCTGTAAATATCGTCGTGGCTCGTAAAGTTATGGCGGACTCTGTGACCCCTGTTGAGACGTAGGTTGCTGTATAAGTGGCGTTTGGCCTTCCTGATGCTGGCGTTGTTGAATAATACTCCCACTCACACGGAAAGGCGCCCTGCGCCGCTGTCATGGCTGTCCCACTCGAATCATGAAAGGTGAACTTGAGATTTGAGCTTGTTGAGGCTCGCGTGACATCCATTGAGGCCTGCATCCAATAGTTTCGTGTCTGATCAAGCTGAATGACTCCACTTGAGAGGCTCACACCATGACCTGCATGACTAGCTCGGATCGTATCAAACAAGACGGTCTGACCAACATTGATCGTTTGGTTTGCGCTGAGGCTGAGCTCAATCATCCGAGTTTTACGAGTCTGATGCTGGGTAATCTTGTAGGTCATGGCGCGCCTCTCTTAAATGATGAACCAATTGGAGCCGTCACAGATCAAAGAGACGGAGCTCTCTTGGACTGTCAGATCAAAAGTGGCTTGGCCGTCAATCGTCTCCGAGCCGTTCGGATCAATCGTAATTACATTGGTCGAGCGGTTCTTAATGTTGTACTTGAAGCCCGATCCACAGGTGGCAGCCGCGACTAAGTTAACGGTGATGGCTGCTGAAGGCGTATAGATGTAAGCCTCCTCGATGCCTGTGGACGCGCTAAGCGTCTGATCAGTTGAGGGAGAGCTCACTGTTACGCTTGGAGCTGATACACTCTGAGGCGCTGCCTCCCAATCACCAGAGGTCGAGTTGTAAGCGATGACGTCCCCATTATTAGGAGCCGCTGCGCTCACGTCACCAATATCATTCAGAGCCGCGACACTCGCGCTGACTGTGCCGTTCTCCCATTCTCCGCTTGTGCTGTTGTAGATGAGCGCTTCACCATTCGCTGGGGTCGTGATAGTCACATCGCCGATGTCATTGAGGGCTGCGACTGTGGCGCTGATGTTAGTGAGGAGCGAGCCATCAACGGCGGGGAGCTGCGCTGAGCCGTTGAGCTGAACCACGTTTGTGGCGCTCGTCCCAACGTCAAGCGCTGCGGCTGTGCCAAGCGTGGGAAGCCCGCTGAGGTCAGAGTAGGCCCCCGTGGTTGCGACTGTGGCTAAAGTAGGCGTCCCGCTGAGGTCAGAATAGGCCCCCGTGGTTGCGACCGTTGCCAAGCTAGGCGTCCCGCTCACGTCAGCGTAAGCGACCGCGCCATTCTCCCATTCTCCGCTTGTGCTGTTGTACTTGATCACCTGCGTGTTGGCGGGGGTCGTGATGGTCACGTCACCAATATCATCGAGGGCCGCCACGCTCGCGCTGACTGTCCCATTCTCCCAATCCCCTGAGGTGCTGTTGTAGATGAGCGCCTCACCATTTGAGGGTGAGGTGATGGTCACGTCCGCATTATGTTCAATCAGGGTGCTGTTAGCCTCTAAGTAAAGGCTTGCACTCTCCACATAATAGAGGCGGCGCTCTCCAGCTTTGACAGTAATAGAGCTCGCTCCACCGCTCGTCCCCTCTCCATTTGAGCGAAAGGTTCCGCCTGTGATGGTCACATCTGAGCCGCTAATATTATTAAATAACGCAAAGCCATTGATGGCAGTTGCAGTTGATAACGTCAGAGTGAAGCCACCAGCCCCGTACAACCTAAAGATATGCAGGGCGTTTGAGCTGATGGCTGAGGCTGTGGCGGTCGCGTTAAACTGCTGAACCACTACAGAGTCATTAAGGTCGCTATAGTCTCCCGTGGTCGCGATGGTTGCGAAGCTTGGCTTCCCTGTCACCTCAGAATAAGCGACTGAGCCATCAACCCAGCTAGCGCCATCATACTTGAGGACGTTGTTGGTGCTGACCCCTGTGGTGTCAACATCACCAATGTCATCGAGGGCCGCGACTGTGGCGCTGATGTTAGTGAGGAGTGAACCGTCAACGGCGGGGAGCTGCGCTGAGCCATTGAGTTGGACTACATTCCCCGCGCTCGTCCCAACGTCCTCAGCCGCCGCCGTTCCAAGCGTTGGCGTCCCGCTGAGGTCACTATAAGCGCCTGAGGTCGCAACAGTCGCGAGCCCTGAGATGTCAGCAGTAGAGAGGACAACCGCGCCCGTTCGCCCTGCTACGCTCGTCACAGCGTCCGTGTTGTCCACCTTGTCAATCTTATTGGGATCGAGCGTCCCACCCATGTCAGCGTTGATGAGGAGGTGATCACCCACCGCCCAATCTTGGCCCTGGTAAGAGCCCGCCACGCTGATGATGTAGAGATCACCCTTTGAGGCGTTGCTGAGGTCAGCGGGGGAGCTCGCGTCAAAGGTTCCTTGATAGGTCACGCCACCGACCACGGCAGCATCCACAACAGACTTGACCTTGAGCGGGGTCATTGAGGTCAAGTCATTGGTTCCCGCTGTGGCCTCTGCTGAGGTAGCGATGCGAATCTTTCCCGCTGTTGTCTCTGTTGCGTCAGGGACTGAGGCGGCGCCAGCTGATGGGGGAAGGAATAAGACTGACATGATGGAGCTCCTTAGATAGCGCTGAAGCCCGCGATGACCCTCACGGTGTCGGCGGCGGCGTTCTTCTTGTAAGCGATTGTTGAGATGTTTGTTCTCAGCGTCCCAAGATCATCTGAGAAGATTTGGCCCACCGTGATCTCATTGGTGGTGGGATCACTCGCGAGGGTGCGGGCGCGATACTTAATGAACATCACGTCAGAGCCCTCATTGGTGAAGCCAATCCACTCAAACTTGAGGCCGCTGGCACAGGCTGAGCCCGTGGTGGTGTCGATAAAGTCAGCGCTTGTGAGGTCATTCCAATCGGTGTTGGAGACGCCGCTGAGGTCAATGGAGCCACGGACTGAGCCGCTGATGATTGGGTCTTGTACTTTTAAACGAGCCATTGTTAGTCCTCGAAGTCCTCTGAGAGTAAACGATAAATGTGAGCCACGCTGTCCATTGACCGCTGACGCTTGATAACACCTTCAATTCTCCCCTCAGGCCCCTCGCCGTGAGCGTTGCCCTCAATGGTATCAAAGAGCCCCATGTCATCGGGAGCGCTCGCCACCAACACAATATGGTTCCCTTGAGCGGGGCTCTGCTCATCTGAGGTGAACACGGTCACAATGTCTCCAGGGGCGGGGAGCTCCCCATCGCGACAGCGGGAGGTTTTGCCCCAATTCGCCCACATGCGATAGCAGGAGGGGAAAATCTTCTTGCGGATCGAGGGAAGCACAGAGCGCCCATAAGCAAAGGCGGCGAAGGCTCCACACCAAGAGAATTGGCCATTGCGTGTGTAGTCATCTTCCCATGACCACCCCAAGCCCTCAGAGCTCTTGATGTAAGTATTGATCCGCTGCCAATCGCCCCCATAATTGGGCTCTGTGACGTTCCGCTCCCACTCAGCTTGAGCGCGCTTGAGCGCCTCCTCACTTTGAGGGCAAGCGTACACGCTGCGCTCAGGGCGACTATCCACCTCAAGCGCCTTGAGGTCGAGGCCCATTTGAGAGATCGAGCGATGGAGGCGCCTCAGCTCATGCTCATAGCTCTCCTTGATGTCAGCCACCATGAGCTTGAGCTCTTTGTTCTCTGCTTCGAGTTGTGCCTTGGTCTTACTCATGAATACCTCTGGGCCTCTGTGCTTGAGCCTAACACGGGCGGGCTTGTGTTACTAGCGAGATAAGCATCAGCCTTATGGTGATTGCTCGCGCTTGTGTAGATGGTGGGCTCAAGCGTTCCACCTGTGACGGTGACACCATGAGCGCCTGTGAAAGTAATGATATTCCCTGCGATGCTGTCAATGATGAGCCCTGTGATGGCGTTGTCCTCATCTCCTCTTGGGAGGTAGTCCACCACGTCACCCGCCTCAAAGAAGCTCACATCATCGGCTGAGCTGTCACTGTAGGAGCTCGCCGCCACCTCCAACTCTGTGGTCGAGGTGATGGCGGTCACGTCAGCGGAGGCGTTCCAAGCCACGGGCCTTGTCCCTGTGCTGATAATCTCAAGCTGAGCGCCCTCACCCATGAGCTCCTGAGTCATGGCTTGGATCATCCCCACCTCACCCGTCACGCCCCACTCATCCCCATAGCCTTTGAGGAGCGGGGAGCTCACCTGGACATAAGCGCCCACGTCAAGGAGGAGGCTCTGACCTGTACCAATCGAGCCCCGCCACAATCTCAATGGATTGCTGAGGAGGTTCCATTGACGAGCCACCACGGGGAGGAAATAACCCAGCGTATCTCCCACGCTGTCTCCAAGGTCGCGAGTGGTGAGCCCATATAGGTCAAGGGTGGTCTTGGAGCGCTCGCCGCCATAGCGGTTGATCGCCTCTTGATTGTTGAAGGTAGCCTCTGAACCAAAGCTCCCCTCCTCCGTGTCCCAATTGAACCTCACCACGGTCTGAGTCACCACGTCCTCATAGATGCTCCACGTTGGCGGCTGATCAGCCAACCAATCACCCGCGCTGATGCTGGCGGTCACGTCAGCGGAGCGCTCAGCGCCAAGCGGTTGGAGCGTGATGAGGGAGCGCCCATTCATGTCGCGCTTCATAATCAGAGCGCAGCTCATCGCCTTGAGCATTGAGTCAATCACGTCACGAACCTTCACCCCATCGCCGCTGATGGCTCCGCTGAAGGTGAAGGCGCTCGCGGCGTCATAGGTGAGGAAGCTCGCCTCATCAATCTCTGTCGAGGGGATAGCCAAGCCTATGGAGTAAACATCATAGGTTCCAAGCTTGGCATCGCCGCCGCCGCTCTGTAAGAGCTTGAGCATGATCTCACCTGGGCGCTCACGGTCAAAGATCGCGCCCCCATATATCTCAGCGCGGTCAAGGTCGGGCCAATCGCCAAAGCTGCTCACCAAGTCCCAATCTTGAGCGGGGTCGAGGTGGATCACATAGCCCACCGTTGAGCCGTCATAGGTGGCGCTTGTTTGGTGAGTGGCCTTGATCCATTGGAACTTGGTCTCCTCATCGCGGCGGTCTACATACTTGATTTGTATGTCATAGCTCTCACCCGCTGTGGCGGTCGCAGGGAGGCCAAGGGAGTCCTCGACCAACATGACGAGCTCCCGCCATTGATAATAGCTGCGGGCGATGCCTCTGAAGTTGTAGCCAATGGGGCGTTGACTCTGATTGTCAGGGCAGCTGAAGATACGCTGAAAAGAAGCGCGCCGCTGACCTGTGCGTGGGTCTTCAGGGAAAAGGGCCTCGCTATCCACAGGGCGAATGTCAATGGGATACCAAAGGCGATACCGAAGCCATAGCGGATTCCGTGGCCCGTCAGAAGTCCAATGGAGCGCCCCAAAGGCGGCGCCATCATCCCAAGTCAAACCGCTGTAAGAGCCTTGAGTGAGGAGCACCCTTGGCCTCACGCCTCCAGGATCGCCATTGGAGGTGATGATGATGGTGTTATTATCGCCAATCTGCCACCGCGCCCACGATCCATCATAGCCTGTGAGAGCTGCGCTCTGATTGTTGAGCTCCTCAACTACCACCTCAGGCCATTGTTTGACCTCACCTGAGCCAAGCTCGACCTGCTTCACCTCAGCCTGTGAGTTAGTCCTCACGGGGATATAGGTGGAGGTTCCTGATGTGTTGTAGCTGCTGATCGTGGAGTCATAGTTGACGAAGGTTCCACTCTTGCTGACAGGATAAAACACCTGCTCTGTGGAGTTCTCATAGCGCCCCTCAAGGCGGGGATAACGTGGATGATTGCGCTCAGCGATGGGCTCCACGCCATTGGGGCCTTGAATCCAAAAGTGATCGAGCTCATCGGGCTGATTGAAGCTCATCTGGAAGGTGTTGGCGGTGATTGAAGCGCGCTCAATGTAATAGTCTGAGCCGCCGTCTTTGAGGTAGGTGGCCCACTCTAGATATGAGCCTTCGCGCCCTGTGTAATAGTGGAAGTCTTGGAGGAGCTTGGTGGAGTTGCGGCCCCGCTCTGTGATCTCTCCATCCAAGAGCGCGATGATTGGGGTGAGGCTCAAGCTGACTGTGCCACCCTCCTCCACTATGGGTGAGCTATCGAGGAAGCCATTGACGATCTGGGTGAAGTCGGTGAGCGTCCCGCCAGGGAGCTCTTGAGCTACCCACAGCGAAGCGCGCCGCCCTCTAAAGGTGGTGATGGCTGTACTGACCTCAGGGACGTTGGTTCCACCTTGGGTGATGAGGTGGGTCTGACGTTGGGAGCCCCCCACCGCCCTATCACTTACCGTGAGGCGATCCCCTCCCGCGATAGCGGTCACGCCTGTCACCTTGAGCGTCTCAGCGCCAATGTGAAAGAGCGCGGGATAGGTGACGCCGCTGACCGTGGTGTCAATGTCGAGCGTCCCGCTGTCGGTCACATACTCCAGCTCAGAAGTGATCTGAGCTCTAAAGGGAGCTGATGCCCTAGCGCCACAGCGCCCAAAGATGACTGAGGGGTCATTGGCTCCCCCTCTCACCCTGTCGCTGTAGAGCGTGATTGAGATGGGTGAGTAGCTCGCAACCCCTCCGCTTGGGTCGAGGTTGGCAGCATAAGCGCCCACGCTGTAAATCCCCTCAACGTCCTCATAGCTGATCCCGCTCACGATCTCTGAGGCGAGGTTGGAGGAGCTGGCGTTGAATGAGCCTGAGACATAACGGACAGGGAGCCCCGCCACCTCAAGCGCAAAGACGCGCCGCGCTCTATCGTCTGTAATGCTCATTATGCCTCCACGAATAGGTCAAAGAGATGAACCGCATAAATCACCACTTCCTCAGCGGTCACTCTGAGGACGAGCTCATCACCGCGATTGGCTGGCGGGATATAGAGCGGGCGAGGTGGAGTAGGCGCTGACAGCCCGCCGCTTGGGAAGGTGTAGAGCCTAGCGCCCGTGTTGGAGCGGTTGACCTGCACAGCGTCCCCGCGAGCTGAGGCTTGGAGGTGCGTTGGGTAGATGAATTGACAGCCCTCATCAATCTTCGTCCCCACGCTGCCGCCGCTGATCTCATACAGCTCTAACAAGATGCCTGGATTGTTGAGGTCTGAGGTGTTGGCTGTGCGTAGGCCATACAACACCTCAACCCCAATCCATTGGGAGGTGGGTTGGCTGAAGTAGAACAGGTCATATTCTTCGGTCGCGCCCTTGCTAGGCGAGCCAATCCAATTCTTCTCATAGGCGCCCTTGGTGTAGTTCAAGAGGCTGTAATCTGTCCAAGTCGAATGGCCCACATGATAGAAGCCCGCTGACCTAAACTTGACCTGATTGAGTTGCTTGAGCGCCATCGCCATTTGAGCCACAGGAGCTCCCAAGGTCACTACGCCGTTATAGGCTGAGCGAGATGAGGGGAGCGGCTGAAAATTGGTAGGTGTGGCCATGTTAAATCCCCCACATCACAAAGCCCTTAATGTAGGGCAGCAACGGAGCATTGGTGGCGTTCCGTGAGATGCTCACCAAGCTCAGCCAATTCTCTCTATCATTCTCAAAGCCAGCTCGATAGATGCTGAGATTAAAGGCTTGGCTCATGTCCTCATCTTGGTCGGGCCTCACCTCAATATCATAGGAGCTCCAGCCGTTAGCGGTCACGGTGATCTCTTGGCCCATGATGACATAGGTGACTGAGCTATCAATCACGCCAATGTTCACCACGTTGAGCCAGACCTTGATGGTGTAGAAGTTGCCACCCTCAAACGCCTCATGAGGGATATATACAGGGGAGTAAAGAACCTCCATATCACCCACCCCCACATAGAGAGCGGGCGCTGGGTCGGTGTCGCTTGTTGGCGCGGCGTTGAGGTTGTCCACACCACTCCATGAGGCGTAGACCATTGGGCGCCGCCTCAGCGTCTCAATGTTCTCCAACATGTTGACGCCCCACCGCGAGCTCAGCGGATAGTCATTCCCCACGCGATTGATCCCAAAGGGCGTGAAGGCATTAAGGAGCCCGTCAGCTTGAGCCCCTGCGCTGACAGGCGAAGCCTTCGCGACCCAATGCGCTGCCAAGCTTCTGAGCTCATGGTGATTGGGTGAGCCCGCCGTATGCTTCACCTCAATCGAGAGTATCCCATAAGACTGAGAGGGCGTTGAGGTGACGGTGATTGTGCTCTCAATGACGTGAGGCCCCGCGCCTGTGCTCAACACCTCATCTGTGTAGGAGCTCGCCCCAATAGTCAGCGTTGACCTGACCCCACCTGGGCCAAGCGCGATGAAGTGAACATGGAGGTCATAGTGGTCGCGGCTCAAGATGGGGATGACATACTCCACCATTGGCTGATAGGTGAGCCCCTTCTGAGTGAATTGACCCTCAGCCCAAGCTTGGCTCAAGCAGTTATGGGTACCACCCACCGACCAAAGATAGTTGGCCGTTTGGCTCATAAGGGTCACAGCGCCCTCACCTATAGGCTGACCCGCCACCACCGTGGTCTCATCGGCGAGAGTGGGCGGTGATGTGAAGCTGTTGCTCATAGGTGCTCCAATCTCATTTGGACGGGGACGCGCCGCTTGAGGTTGCCAAAGGCGAGGTCATAGGCAGCGGTCACGATCGAGCAACGGAGCCGCCCTTGATCGCCATTATCCTCTGAGGTGTAGATGAGGTCATAGGCCGCTTGGGAGCTTGTCACCAAGGCTGACCTCAGCGAGCGCCTTGAGTCACCCCATCCTTGATAGAAGTTCACCCGCTCACCGTTGGGAGCGTATGGGATGAAGGCGTCAGTAAAGTGACGGTAGAGGTCACGCTGATCAAGGAGGGCGTCAAGGTCGAAGCTCAGCGCGCTCGTTGTGTATGTGCCAATGAGGTTGGCTGTATAACCGCCGCCAATCTTGCGCCGCGCCTCCGTCACACTGTCCACAGCATAATGATGATTCTGATAGGGCCGTGTTGGGAACAACGCGCCAGGGAGAGGATAGTCAGCGGTGAGCCTGTTGACGTTCCCGCCATAAGTGGTGGTATCTGGAACCTCATCACCTGAGAAGCCTAAGCGGTCGCGGAAGCTTGAGGAGAGCCAAGTGAAGCTCCCCTCATAAAAGACGTCAACATGGCCCTCATTATTGAGGATGATCCTGATCTCTTGGCCGCTCTGATCTCTGATGAGCTCCTCAAGGCAATCAGCGGGAGCTAGGTCATCTAGGTCAGCAGAGCCGCGCTCGCGTAAAGCACAAACCACGTCTTGAGCGGGCCATTGATCGTTGCTCACTCTGAAGGCGTCAAAGTTCGTCCCCAACAAGTTATCAAAGCGATACTCTGGGCTGAGGAAGATTCCCCGAATCCAATCATTAGAGGCGGTGACGCTATAATTGGCTCCATCCACCACCGCCGTGGCCACCCCCAAACCCAGCTCATCAGCGCCTAAATTAGTGACTCTGAAGATGCCGTCAGAAGTGATCTTCACCTTATCGTCAGCGGTGAGGCTCACGCTCCATGTGGTGTTGAAGGTAGCCACAGAGTTGAGCGCATCGCTGAGGGTGCCTGGCGCATAGGTGGGAGTGGTATCGCCCACGCCTCGACCATTGAGGAAGTAGAGCCCATCCTCATAGACCCCCGCGCCTGTAGCGTATGAGGGGAGGCTCACGTTGACCCCTGCATAGGTCACAACGTCAACCCCTGCCCAATCGCGAGCGTCAAAGGCAGCCAAGAGAGCGAAGTTAGGGGCGGGTGTATTGTAAGGCATCTCAGTTCCTCCTCATTGGCGCGCCGCGCCGCCCTGCATTCTGTAGGCGTGTGATCCTGTCTGCAAGCGCCACCTCAGCCGCTCGCCTTGTGTCATAGATCACCGCGCCGCCAAAGTTAATGTTGAACACCATCGCCTCAGATTGGGCGCTCTCCCTCTCAGGGGTCGAGGCTACTTGAGGAGCTCCGCTTGGTGAGGCTGTAGTCCCACCACCTCCACCGCCACCAACGCCAAGCGCTCCAGCTCCAGCGCGAGCCGCCCCCGCAGCCGCAGCATATAGCCCCGCGCTCTTGAAGGATGCGGCGGCGTCAGCGGGATTGATAAACAACTTGGCGAGGCCATCAGCGGTCATCATGAGCGCCCTCACCCCTGACTCAATCGCCAAGCCCTTGAGCACCTCACCCGCCGCCTTCTTGAAGCCCTCGCCAAAGAGGAGGGAGGCCACGCCCGCTTGAGCTAGGCCCTCTCCATACTTTTCAATAGAATCGCTGAGCGTCTCAATGAGCTCCTGTTGTTCCCTCAGCGCCTTGTCTCTGTCCTTTTGCTCATCTGCCATTCGCTTCTTGCGGCGCTCATCCCTCTCCTTGTCCAAGCGGTCAAGGCGAGCCATCTCCTTCTCCTCAGCGGCGTCCATGATGGCGGTTGTCTCAAGCTGATATTGGGCCTCAACGATCTGTCGCTTTAGTGCGTCATCCTTGGCGAGCTGAAGCCCTACCTCATAGCGCTCGCGAGCCAAGGCGAGCAGCTCATCATCGCCCTCTTTAGTCAGCTTGATCTGTAGCTGCCTGAGCTGGCTCTCGAGCACGAGCTGTCGCTGCTGTTCGATCGCGAGCTGCCTAAGCGCTGCCTCTTGCGCCTTGATGCTGTCGGTCGCACCGCCTCGAGCCTTTGCCGCATCTGTATTGAGCTTGGCGATCTGCTGAGCTAGTTTAGTGTCTTTGAGCGCCTCCTCATTTAGCTTACTCAAGGCCACTGTGTGAGCATTGATGAGTGCGTTCAGCTGTGCTCGATTCATCTTTTCTATTGAATCAAGTTGGGCCTGCTTTGAGCGCTCGACGTTGTGCCGCCTAGTTAAAAGCTCTGCCTCGCTTTGAGCTTCGACCTCTGCTTTAAGCGCCTCAACACCTGCGCGCCTAGCTGTGAGCTCTTTAGCTTTAGTTCTTAGGCTTTCTTCAGTTTGAGCCTCTAGGCTTTTATATTGGCGCTCTGCCTCTTGCACCTCTGTATATGTGGCCTCAATAGATTTAGCCAGATCGTCAAAGACTTTCTTAGTCCGCTGAATTGCGATTTGCTGAGACGCCATAGCCTCTTTCATCGCAGTTTCAGCAAGCACCCTCTCTTGGTATGTGGCGTTCACATTTTTAAGCGTCTTGAAATACGCTTGAGTTGCCTTAGTTGCAGCTTTCCTAGCTTCTCTCTCATCATAAAGCACCTTTGATTGGCGCTCTGTCCTGTTCTCGAGAAGCTCCTTAGCGAGCTGTGCTCTTAAGTTAGCCTCAACATATAAATTGAGGGCCTCCTTTGCTGGTACTAAACCTCTCTCCGCCAAGCTCTCTAGCTTTTGAGTTAAGTCTGATGCTGCCTGAGCTAGTGCTCTTTGACGATCCTCAAACAGCTTGGCCTCGCCTGATGCTTGCCTATATGCCTCATAAGCTGCACCTACTGCTGTCACAAGTAGCGCGAGTGGCCCTAGCAGAGTGGTAATACCGAAAGAGCCTTGACCTATTGAGATCGCAGCCTCTTTGAGGCCATTAAAAGCAGCCGCTCCCTCTGAGATGGCATTAGACAAGCTGTTGATGTTTTCGCCCATCTGTTGGTTGGTCTTTCCAACAATATCGCCAACGCCTTTAAAGGTTTCTCCAATGCCCTCGGCGCCATCTTTAACGAGGTCGAGTCCTTTGAGGGTTTCCTTTTGACCTTTGAGTTCAACTTCAATCTCAATGGTATTCTCAGCCATGTTGGGCCTCCTGTATTGCTTGCTCTCTTTGCCTCATCAACAGCTCCTCTGTGTTGTGATGTAGCACGTCAAGCGCTTCAATGATTGCACAGGTTGGGCGCGGATAGCTAGATTCAATGGAGCTGAGCCCTTGCCTATGTCGGTGATATACATCAATCAATGAGGCCAAGCGGTTGGCGTCAGCAATAGGGCAGCGCCTCACCTCAAGGTCAGAGAAGCTCCCGCCGCAGTTGGGCGCCACTCGATAGCCTGGCACAAAGAGCCCCCGCTCATCTCGCTGAGCGAGGGGGAGCCCCTCGCGGAAGGCGCCGCCACAGTTCCCACGCTGCCGCCTCAATGCAGGGCGCGCCTTGCATTGGTCACAGCTCCATCCACGGCCTCCGCTGTTGGCGAGCCAAACAGAGGAGGCGAGCGCTATTTTCCCGCTTGGCCTAAGAGGCTCATCCGTTGGATATGTTGGACGAGCTCGCTGATGACTTGGAGGCGGTGAGACTCAGGCTTGATCAGATCGACCTTGCCCTTGGCCTCCTCGCCGTCAATCTTGATCAGCGCCACGTTGACCATCTCCACAAAGACCTTGTTGAGATAGCTCTGATAGAGGGCGAGCGCCTCACGCTCATCTTCAGCGAGCTCATGATGCCAGCGCGCCTTGGTCTTTGGCTCCTCAGGTGCTTCCACCCAAAGCATCCGACCAAGCTCAGAGCGAGTGTAAGCCCCCGCCTTGACCTCAGCCGCCTCGCGGTCACTAGGTGAGAGCGCCTTCAAGGTGAAGATCGTGGCCCCCTCATATCCCCCCAAGTCATTCATGTCACCGCTGAGGAGGTAGGCTTGAGCCTGTTCATCAGTCGCGACCACCGCAGGGTCACAGGTGACAACCACGTCAAGGGTCAAGTCAGAGTCTGGGAGGAATGAGAGCGCCATGATCAGATACCTTTACCAAGAGCCAAACGGAACGGCGTATTATATGCCTTGCCTGTGTCAGCAATATCACCACCAAAGCGCGCTTGTTTGTAGGTGAGCTGTTGGCGAACAATATCATTCCCGCTTGGATCATACTTGGATGGATCAGCGGTGAGGTAGGCAGCGGGGAGCATGAAGGCGCCACCCTGACCGCTCGCCAATGGGCCAAAGCCAATCAAGACTTGGCGGAGCGTCCTATTAAAGAAGTCATCATTGATGGTGGTATTGACATTGGAGAGCGTGAGGCTGAGCTCCACGTCCACGTCACTCACCTCCATGTCACTCATGGCCAAGATGCTATTGCTGTGACCCTTTGGTGTGAGCGTGTTGGTGACAGTAAGGGTGAAGTCATCCACATCAAGGGTGATCCGTCCCAAGGTGTCACCTGTGGAGGCGTCCGTGGTTGAGGTCGGTGAGCCGCTTGAGATGACCGCATAGCTGCCACGGAAGAAGCAGGGAGCTCCTGAGTTATAGACAGGCTCAACAGGCCCAACAGCGTTCCCATGATCGTCTTGGATGAGCGCCGCTTGATAGGTGAGATCAGCCATGACGCGCCCATTGTCGAGGGTCAGAGACAATGTCTCAAGGCGGCAGCCATAAGCGTATGAGCGGAAGTCAACACCATCAACACGGAAGCTGAGTGAGTGAGTAGTTGAGCCCATGTCTCCACGCTGAGCAGGGAACCAATTCTCTAGGAGATAGACAAGCTGGCCGCTCGTATCGCTTGAGAAGGCAGGGCTGACGGTCACGTTTCCGCTCACGTCATCATCAGTCACCGCGCTATACTCAGCGCGCCCATTGATAGGCCCAACACCAATCAAGCTCCCCACAGAGTAGTCTGTGCTTGTCGCTGTGGGCGTGAAGGTGTTGACGTCAATGGCTGTGGCCACGGTATCACTGTTGATCCCCGCCAACTGACGGAGGAAGCCACCACCCAGCAGATGACCAAGATAGTTGCTGTTATAGTTGGTTGAGCTCGCCCCAATGGTGGTGAGGTCGACACGGAGATTCACCTGACCTGTGCGGCGGCGAACACGCGAGCCACCACTCCAAACGGTGTCAGGCTCAGGGGCGTTCCCATATGTCCCATCACGGGCGTCATTACGCTCAGAGACAACCACATCACCATAGATGATGATTGGGTCACGCTCGCAAGGGATAGAGGTGAAGGTGAGGCCACTGTTATCAGGCAGCCCTGTTGAAGCGCTGAGTGAGCCAAATGATGACTCCACCGCCACGCTGAGAGTTCTATGAGTGACGCTCATAATGCCTCCAAGTAAAGCAGATCAAAGGGGAATGAAAGAACCAAGGCGAGCGCCTCAGTTGTGGGGTCAAGGATTGGCTCCGTGGTGGGATCACCTGGGATCAAGCTGACGATCCCTGTATTCACCAAGTCGTATTGAGGCCCCTTCAAGGTAACGAGGAGGGCCGCAGCATCCTCCGCGATCATGCGCTCCATGAAGCGAGTCTCACCAATGTCATATCTGACGCGGAGGGTCACGGTGGCGCGCCGCCTCCCGCTGATCCCCGCCTCCCCGTCATCAATTCCAAAGGTATCTAGGCGGAGCTCAAAGAAGCGGTTGGTGTGCTGATGGGCCTCAAGCGGCCCCACTCTCCCTGAGCTGTTGATACTAACGAAGCCATGATGGCTGTCAGTCTTGGGGAGGGTGGCCTCAATTTGGCCCTCTAGATAGTCGAGCGCTGAGAAGATGCCTTGGCTCATGAGCGCCCTCCTTGAATCTTGCGGGTGATGGCGAGCTGTACCGCTGAGACTAACACATTCACATCACGCTGAGATAGGCCAAGGAACTCACGATCATTGTTCACCTCATAGCCATAGTGGCGAACGTGTTGAGTGAGCCCAATGATAAAGCGCTGAGCGTCAGCGTGGAGGATGACAAGATTGTTCATGAGCGTCCCACTGAGGACAAGATCAACAAGCGCGCTGGAGCCTCGACCCATGCGGCGGCTCTCAATCTTATATTGCTTATAACCGTCCTTGTAATAAACGCTCAGCCCTGTCCTCGATACTCGCCCGCCCTTTGGCTTCAGCCTAGCGCCACGATAAGAAACATATAAAGGCCGTGTTGAGTAGTCGATAAAGGGAGCTCCGTTGGCGTCAATGCCCTTGCTCGTCCTCAGCTTGATCGCCGCTAAGGTGTCAGCAGCCAAGCGCGCTGAGTCCTTAGCAGTCCACAGAGATGAGGGGAGATTGAGCTTAACCTTGGCGCCCATGACTAGTGCCTCATGCCTCTCGTTGGGGTGAAGCTCTGATCATATTGAGTCTTAGAGTAAGACCGCCAAGAGGCTCTGAGGTCGCGATAGCTCCCGCCCTTCTTGGCAATATCCAGCTCACCCTCATCCACCACGTTGTCCCCATCGCGGTCTAGGGCCAAGCTCCTCAAGCTAATATCCATCAGCTCCATGCAACGCTCACGCATAGCGGCGGCGGTGTCGAGCTGATTGATCATCTCGTAGATACGCGCCGCTGTACAGTAGGCGTGAGCATTCTGGAAGCTGTGAGCGTTAAAGACTTCATCCTCAGTCACGTCAGGCTCATCTTTAAGGTGGTCACGGATGACAAGGATGAGCTCTTGAAGCGCGGCCTCCACTTGAGGAGCGAAGGAGCTCTGACGGCGGGGAACCATGTCGGCAAGCTGAGGGAATTGGCTCACAAGCTCATCATGACTCAACCCTGTATCAAAGGGGCGAGGCGTGACCTTGATGAGCCCCTTCTCAAGCTTTGGCGCGGTCTGCTGACCAAGGTCATGGGAATAGCTCACCGTCCAAGGATAGTAGCCCGTGGTGTTGGTGATGGCTGTGGGGATCGTCCCATAGTACATCCCAAAGACAAGCGAGGCGCTCACGCTGAGGTCGATCTCACGGGGGAGCGGCTCAGCTAGGATGGCGGTTGTCCCAACCATCCTCACCACGGTCACGCTGTAGATGCTATCCCCATCGGTGACGAGATAAGCCTTGAGCTGATCAGCTTGGAGCGCGCTCGCCTGTGAGTTGACGGTGAGCGTCCTCCTGTCATTACCAATGGCGCTGACGGTTGCGTCTGCTCTTGTCTGAGTGAGGGTCACAGGTGAGGAGCTCCCCACCGTCAAGCTAGGCGCTGCGCTCAATGGCCCAGGCGCTACCCACTCAAAGACCCTTGACTGACCTGTAACAGCTTTGATCATGGCGCGGCTCCGTTGGCTTTGGTTATGTCTTGAGCTCTTGCTCTAGTGAGGTTCGCGGCGTCTACAAAGTCCTGACTCACAGGGCTCCAAGAGTGTCGGCAGTTATAACCGCCGCCGCTTGTTTTGACAGGCAGCCCTTGACCATTGTTGAGCCGCCTCATCTGTCTCTCATCAACTACCAAGTTAATCAGAGCGCGACAGAAGCCGCGAGTGATTCCATCCTTGGGGCCTGTGTATAGGTAGAGGTCGAGCCCATACACCTCAGCCGCTTTGGCCGTGATGGTTCGCCCATACTTGGCGAGCTCAGTCCTCACAACTGTGAGCTGGCGCCCTGTAGATTGCTCAAGCCTCTGAGATAGTCCACTCATGGCTTGATTGATGGGGACGTCCACCGTGATCCCTTGAAGCGCCGTTCTCACCGCGCTGAGCGCATCAGGGAGGATCACGTCTTGAAACACGTTATCCGCTGCGGCCATACCAACAGCCACAACGTCAGGAACGTCACCAATAGAGGCGCCCGACACGATCACCTGAATGGTGTCCATCGCCGCCTCAGTGATTGACGCTTGAGCGTCTATGAAGTCCTCAATCGCCAAGCCTAGACCACCTGTGAGGATGAGCTCACTCAGTTGGTCGCGTGGCAAGAGAAGGAGCTGCTCAGCCGAGGTGAGGTCGAGGGCCGCTTTGAGGTTGCCTACAAGCTCACGCTGAGCGCGGGCGAGCGCCCGCTTCATTCTTGTCTCTGCGCTGTACTCTGCTTTGAGCTCAGCGATCTTGGCCTTGATCAGCTCTTGGATTGGCCCACGGATAGCGCCCGCCTGTCTGCTGAGATCGTCAATCGCCTTCTTATCAGCGTCAACTCTCTCAGCAAGCAGGGCGGCGTGGGTTCGTCCACATGAGCAGATCACTTGACCTCTTAGAGACAGTCGGTGAGGACGAAGCCAAGGTTCCCGTCAATGACCTGGAACTTCTGTGACTCGTCAGCCCACACGTTGCGGCGTGTCATGTCGAGCTCGTCATACTGACCCGCCTTCATCGTCTCAAAGACCATGTTAGCCGCCGCGACAGGCATCATACGAACGCCAGAGCGAGACTGAACAGCATCAGCACCGTGGAGGATACCCATGAAGATGCTATCACCCGTCCAGATGTAGCTCTCAGAGCTAGACGCGCCAGGAACAGCGGTGTCTTGACGAGCCGCGCCGACCAAGATGTTGGGGATGCCGAGCACGTCACGGAGGACGCTGAGGACAACCTCATCATTAAGGACGCGAGCGCCGCTAGCCACCCCCGCTGAGCTGTCACCAAAGAAGCCACGGAGCTCACCTGAGCGGGCGAGGCTGCGGAAGACCTGACGGCCAAGAATGAGGGTGTCAGCGTTGAGGCCGTGAGCGTTCTCAAACACAACGTCCTTGAGCTCATGGAGGTAGCTGAGAGGCTCAGCGCCCGCCACGTCAAACTTCCCACCGAACTGAGCGGTTGAGGTCGCGGTGTTGAAGTTGCTCCCATCAAAGAGCGTGTCAGCGGCGCGCTTCTCCTTAGCGAGCTTCATGACGCGAGCGACCTTCTTGACGATCCGCGCCTCCTCGCTGCCAGGATACTGAGAGTCGATGATGTCCTCCATCGCGATCCCGTCCTGCGCTGAGTAGAGCTCACAGCGGTAGGTGAGGCTTGAGCGGTCGAAGCCACCGATACGAGCGCGTGAAGCACCTGGAGCGCGCTCAAGGTCGAGGCCCGCGCCAGCGCCCATGAAGTTACGGCTCGTCTCAAGGAGGAGCGTCCCGCTGCGCTGAGGGACATTGATGTTCTCGCAGACCTTGTCGGCGATGAGCTGAGCATCTGAAGGGACAGCCTCAGCAACAAGGTTAGAGAGGATCTCATCAATTGGGTGGATATTACGATATGAGCTAGCCATTTTGGATCACCTCCTACTTAAGCGAGTGGAGCGAGGCCACGGCTGAAGCAGATGAGAATCTGCTCATTGGCGGCTGCTGAGGTCTGATTGATGTTGGGCAGGGTGAAGCCAACAGGATAGTGGGTTGACGCTGCGGCCTGAACCTCGCCATCAGTTGTGACCGAGAGGACGGTGGCTGAGGTGAGGGTGAGTGAGCCGTTAGCGATGACGCGAGTCTCGCCGCTGATGACAACATCAACAGGCTCACCCGCCTCAGCGCCACGCTGAGCCACGCCAATGATGGTGTTAGCGGTGGGGTCGGTTGCGATTGCGACCTTGCCATCGCTGTCGATAGCGACCAACGCGAACTCAGTCACGGCAGACGCACAGATGAATGACTTGATGATCTGATTGTTCATGTCAGTCTCTCCTTAGTTGAACACAGAATTGTATTGATCAGGGTTGCTCTCGCGGAACGCCACAAGCGCCTCGCTAAAGCTCAGATTCTTCTCAGCCGCGAGGGCTTTGACCTTCTCAGCAAGGGTGGCCTTGTTGAGCTCCTCACCGCTGGCGCCGTGGCCAATCTCAGCGAGGGGAACCGCGCTTGAAGCGGGGCGCTCGCTGAACATCTTCCAGAACTCAGGCATATTCTCACGAACGTCCCAAGCGCGCTCAGCGGCGCTCTGCTCAGCAGGTGCAACCTTGCCCTCACGGAGAAGGGAGCTGACAGCCTCACGGCGCTCTACCTCACGCTTCTCAGTCTCGATGACCTCAAGGCGCTCGCTGAGCTTCTGATTTTGGGCGCGGAGCTGCATGACCTCGCTGAGCAGGTTAGGCTCTGCTGTCTCGCTGAGCTTAACCTCCTCGCTCATCTTGCGCTCCTTGTCCTTGTCATAACCGAGCTTTTCAGCCTTAGGCTCCTCAGCCATCTCCTCAGACTCAGGCTTTGACTCCTCAGCCATCTCCTCAGCCTCAAGCTCGCCAGCAAGTGAAGCCTCAGCCTCCTCGCTCATGTCTTTGATCTTTTGCTCAAGCTCCTTGACCATCGCGTCCTTTGCGGCGAGCGCGGCCTTGAGCTCATCAGGGGACATATTTTCAAAGTCCATCATCTGCTCTCTTTCCGATAAAGTGACCCGATCAATCTTGGAGTGAGATTGGGCAGGGCGGGGGGTTAATGTGATGGCGAGGAGCTGAGCATCGCCCACCTTCTCTCCTCCATCGCGGGTGAATATCTCGCCATGTAGATACTCAGGCGAGCTCCAAAGAACTCCGCCAGCATCTTGAACGACTTTAAGCCCGCGCTCGTTATAAGCGGGGACTGCATAGAGGCCATCATCGCGGAGCTCTAGGTCAACGATCATCCCAAGGGCGTTCCCGCTCTCAGGGGGTGCGGGTGTCCCGCCGTTGAATGGGCTTGTCGCGTGTTGCCAATCAATGATCACAGGGTCAGCGTCACGGCGCTCACGATAGACCCTCACCATCTCCTCGAGGAGCTCTTCAGAGACAGGGGAGCCAATCGCCTCACCGCTCATCCGTGATGAGACTTGACCAAGGGCCAAGGTCTTGAAGGGCTTCCCAATGGTGAGGCCCTCTGGCACGTCATAGGATGGGCGCTCGCTGAGCTGAACCGCCTCGCCATAGGAGCGGAGCGTGGCCTTCTTGTCTGCTGCGTTCATTTGATCAACCACCTTTCGAGCCCATGTGAAGCCAGCGTCACCGCCCCATCCATCCCACGCTTGGCGGCCCTTGCCATAGCTCTCCCAAGTCGAGCCCTGCTTATCCACCTCATGACGGGTGAAGTAGGCGAGCATTCTCCTCACGGTCTGTGGGGAGAGGGTCACGCCGTTGATGAGGTCACGAGCGCGGGCGATCCCCACGGGGGTCATCCCACGCTGGCTCTGTGGCTTCTGAGCCCTTCGCCTCAAAGCGCGCTCCGCAGCTTTGCGAGCTCCTTGAGGTGGCTTGAAATCAATATGGCTGTATTTCTTAGGAGCGAGGAGCGCCGCCTCACTCTTGGCCTCAGTCTTTTGAGGGTGGCCATTGGGTAGCAGGTCGAGGTCAGTATTATATGACTCTTTACGCTCGCCTGTTCCCACTAGCTTGAGGAAGGCTTTAACGCGAGCATAGGCCCATTGATTGCGTGTCATCCCTGGGCGGTGGCTCACAGAGAAGGCTCCCGCGCCACGCCTAAAGACAGCCTTGAGTGAGCCAAGGTCAACCTTCTTCGACTTGGCTTTATAGCGGTCATTATGCTTGTCAACCATAGCTTGGAGGCCACGCTCAACGCTCTCGCTGATCTCAATCCCGCCACGCTTGCCACTAGCTGAGCCGCTTGGATTGGTCTTGGAGCCTTTGATCTGATCACGCTTTGGCGCGGGGGTCTGTGCCTGAGTCCTAGCCATCTTGGCGCCTCCGCCTCATGGCAGCCTCAGCGAGCGCAGCCACACCACCTCCACCACTAGCGGCGCTGACGGTTCTCTCTAGCGCAGATCGCTGTGCCTCCTCTGGAAGATCGCCAGCACCTAGTCGCTCCCTGATGGCGCGCTCGAGCTCGTTGTCTGGAGTAAGAAGCCCCGCCGTGACGAGCTGCGGAAGCATAGCGAGAGATTCCGCTAAATCGTCCGTGTCTAAGCCGGTATGAACGAGGCGGGGGAGGTGACTTGGATCTATTGGGCCGTAATTCCATCGGATCAATCTCCCTATCGTTCCCCCACCGCGGCGATCAACCCCGCTAACAGCAGAGGCCACAATGTCACATAGATTGATGGCAGCTCTGCGGAATACGCTGAGATGCACCTCACCGACTGAGCGCGCCCCCGTGTCAGTTATGCCAAGATTAGCGAACTGAGCTAGGAAGGCTTGGCTGATTTGGTTGTCACATTCGCGGATAATATCGAGCGGGCCTTGAGCGTATAGATTAGGAGTCGCGGCGTATTGATCGAAGCTCACCACAGGATTGTCAATGAGGTAGCTTTGCTCTGCGCTGAGGAAGGCTTGAGCCTGTGCCTCAGCATCATCAATCATCGCGTTAATGTCTGAATCAGTGAGCCCCTGCATCTCAGCCACGGAGCGGTCAACCTTGACGCGAGGCGTGGGGACGGCCCATCGGTCAACGCCAACGCACATGAGGTTACTGACCTTTTGTTTGGTTCTCCACCACCACCAAACAGGCCGCAGCATCCCGCTCCCCTCAAAGTTGGAGCCTGTGCGGTTGAGGGTGAGGAGGAGGAGCTTGTTGGATGGGATGGGCTCTGGAACCTTGCCCACGCCCACCACATGCTGAAGCACTCCATCAAGCTGTTGATTGTCACGGCTCAGCCAACGGAGATGGGCGCTTGGCTCGCGGTCGGCGTACTGCTCAAGCCATACCTTGATCTTGCCCTCAGCGTCAGGGCCGACCTTGTAGACCTCCTCAGCATAGCGATAGCCAAGCGGGACGAACTCAAGGAGATAGCTCAGTTGCTCCTCCCATGATTGGCTCATCTGTCCAGCGTAGCCATCAAGGCCCCAAGCCTCATTGGCGAAGCGGGCGAGCTCCTCACAGACAGGGTTGTCATCCACCGCGCTCTCCCATCGCCAAGTGGCGCTGAGGAGGGTCTGACGGAGCATGTGCCAAGAGCGCCTCACCACGGGGTCAGTCCTGAGCATGTCCTCAGCTTCACGAACCCAATTGAGCCCTGTGAGCTGAGCGTTGCGCTCATAGCCTGTGATCATCCCGCCGCTGAGCTGCGTTCCTGTGATCCCCCTCACAGAGAAACGAGGATGCAGCGCCCTCATGTGACGGGGCGCCTCATCTGTATCAGCTTGATAATCGAGCTTTCTCATGAGCCCTCTGATGAGCGGGGGGTTAGTCCTCCATCAGTCTTCAGGCTAGTCCATTAAGTCAGTCTTAGTGTCATTATAACATAGCCACTTGTCAAGGCTAGTCTTCGGCCACTCACCGCGAGGCTTGAGGGCGCTGAGGTTGAGCTCAGCTTGGGAGGTGCAGACCGTGAGCGTCCCCCTGTAGTGGTGAGGCTCGCCGCGCTTCACATAGCGGAGACAGGTCAAACAGTATTGATAATCCTTGAACGCCATGCTATCTCACAGTTCTTCCCTGGCGAGGGAAGCATTGGCCTTCATGGGGCTCGCGACTCCATGAAGGCCATTCTTTTAAATAGGAACTGACTTCCTATTTGTCCTCATACTTGGCCAGCTCCCAAGTGAGGTACCAAAGCGCCTTCTGTAAATCCTCGCGGGCGTTGTGCTTATGACCTGCGCGGGCGATGTACTTGACGCAATTCCCCAAGGCGAAGCCAAGGCCCCAAGCCTCAATGGCGTCAATGACCTCCACGCCGCTCTCCTTATGGTAGTGATTGGGGTGATCCACGTTGGAGGTGGCTGGCTCATCAGCGGTGAGGTCAACACGGTCTAGCATTGGGTGCTCAGTCATCCTTAGCATCCATCCTCGCCTCAAGCTTGAGGAGCTCGCGGTCAAGCTCCTCGATCCGCTTAATGATCTCGCTCTGCTCCTCCCGCTCCAAGTCGAAGCGGCGGTTCATGAACTTCCACATCATGTAGAGGAGGCCCACGGTGACAACCGCCACCAAGTTGTTGGGGTCGAGCACCTTATCAGCAAGGCCAGGGGTGAGGGTGGGATCAGCCATCAGAAGCTCCTTGAGTTGGTGGAGATGCCAACGCGCTTGTCGCGGTTGGGTCTGCGTCTTGGAGTATATGAGGAGCGGGCCACCTCGTCAGCCCAATAATGAAAGATGCAGTCATAACGTAGAGCATCAAGCGGATCCTCACGCCCATCCTTCTTTGGCTGCTCTTTAGTGTCCCAAGCATAGCTCATGATCGCCTTCCTCAAGCTGTTCCCAATGGCGCGCTCGCCCTTGTCCCAGACCTCCTTGGTGATGAGGTAGCGGTCGCGAGCAAAGGCCCGCTTGAGGCGCTGGACGCCGTTGAGTATGTCCACCCTCACAGGGTCGGTGGTACTCCTGAGCGGGAGGCCAAGCCCGCCTTGCTCAACGCCCTTCCCCATCTCGCGGAAGGCTGAGCGCCCCGTGTGGTCAGAGCGGGCCTTCCCCGCCTTGTCTGCCACGCCTGTATCAAGCCATATCCGCTGACCTGGCGCTTGAGCTTTGTGAGCGCGGGGCCAAGCCACCCTTAAGATCATCTCTGAGAGCTCCGCGATGGTGACCTCCTGTGGATTGATCTCATGGACGATCACGGACGCCTCACGCTCCTCATCATAGGCGATGATCAAGACTGAGGGCTTGCGGAAGCCCCAATCTATAGCGATTCGCCCCGTCATCTCAGGGCGATATTGGAAGTCATCAATAACGTGGCGCTCGAGGTCGAACTCTTGATAGACCAAGCCGCTTGGAGGCTTTGGCTTATTCATCACCATGGCCTCACGCTCATCTTCAGGGAGGAGCTTGGTAGCCTCAAACCACTCAGAGCTGAGGTTGTCTTGGTTGACGTATGAGGTGAACAGCAACGGATGGAGCCCCGCAGCCTCAGCCATTTGACACCACCAAGCGTCAGCCACAGGGAGCCCAACTAGGATGAGCGTTGGAGTGGGGCCAGACCTCAAGCGGCCTAGTGCTTTGTGAGCCACCTCAGCCCCAAGCGTTTGACACTCGTCAATGAGCGCCACGCCTGAGGTGACGTTGATCCCCTCAAGTGGGTTGTGGCTCGCGTCTCTCGTGCCTGGGCGATAGTAGGAGCGACAGAGGACAGATGAGCCCGTGTGGGTGTCAGTCCATTTGTGCAGCGTGTGGTTATACACCCAACCGCGAGGCGCCAGCCACTTCTCAATCTCAGGCATAAGAACAGAGTTATAGCGCGGGGTGGTGTCGGTGATGAGGAGGGAGGTTGTGCCTGGCCTCACCTTGGCGATGAACCACAAGGCGAAGATGAGCGAGCTCGTCTTACCGCTACCCCAACCGCAGCGCGCCGCGATGATCTTCTGACGCCGCCTCAGCCCGCCAATGATCTCACGTTGGAGGTCATTGAGGATGAGCTCTCTTGGTTCCTCCTCACTCACCGCTGACCTCCTTGAGATAAGCCTTGAGCGCTGCCTCATCTATGCTCAAGCGGTGGGAGCGCTTCCCCTTGCGATAGCCTTTGACCACTCCCTCATCAATCATCTTCATGGCCCAATGTTGAAGGCTGTACTCCGTGGCGTCCTCTGTGGAGCGCTCCCTCATGTACGTCCTCAAACTGAGGAGCTCGTCAGGCCAATCAAGGATGCAGAGCAAAGCCAGCCGACAATTCTCATGGAGCGGGGCCTTACTGATGAGCGCCTCAAGGTCATGGGTCACAGACTGAGGAGGAGGAGCTGCTGAGGCTGAGCGAGGGAGGCTCTTAACCTCGAAGAACCGAGCGGGCTCCTTGAAGTCACAGACCGCCCTATCAAAGTCACTGAGGCTGCGGAAGCGCGCCCTTCCCATTGGTGAATCTCTCCCCACGTCACGTCCCCACACCAAGACCAAATCAAAGGGCGTGTTGAAGTTGATCGCCGCCGCTTGGAAGGGGACGCGATAGAGGCCAATCACCACGAGCCACAGCGCGTCACTCCTGTGGGCGATGGTCTGGAGCTTGGTGAGCTGTGAGCTCATGTGGTCGAGCACATCATCAGCGATCATCCAAACGGTGCGCTCATCCCTCATCTTGACGTGGCGTGTCTTGATCTCAACTGCTGCCACCGCCTCACCTTCGCGGTGTTGGAGCACTAGGTCACAATACTCTCCAGGGTCAGGCCATGATGGGCGCCCCGCCTCAAGTGGATGATCGACCAAGCGATAGTTGGCCCAATCTGCGCTCTCAATGATCGAGGTGAATAAGCCTTGAAAGCGCTGATGGATGCGAACCACGGCGGCCTCCATTTGGGCCTTTGTCCAAGTGGCGGTGAGCGCGGGGCGGTTGATCTCAAGCTTGGCGTATGTCATAACAAGCTCCTGCCTGTTTGAGTTGCCCTCTCTTGGCTAGTGTCGTGGCTAGTCAAGAGGGGGCGGTTCATCGTTCTTCGTCAGTCTTGTCCTCAAGCATATCGTTTGTTTGCTCGAACATGGCCACCACCTCTTGAACGCCGTCATTGGTCTTAGTGGTGATCTCGACCTCTTTCCTGTCCCCATAGCGATCAGGGCGAAGCTTAGCCAAGAGCCACATGAGCGCCTTGGTGTCATCCTTCCGCTGGATCGCGCCACGGAGCTCCGCGAGGACGTGACCCTCAGCCATGAATTGAGCGTCCTCGACCTCCTCCGCGAAGTCTGGGTATTCGCTCAGCCACTTGTACAGCGTGGGGCGGTTGAGGTGGGCGCCGATACAGGCCGCCTCCTTGCTGTAGCCTTGTGCCAGGTAGGTGAGGAGCTGATGAGTCTTCTCCTCATACTTGCGGGAGTATGGGCCGTGTTTGGGGGTCGCGCGCGCGCCCACGTTTGTCTTCTGTGACTTATCATTAGAGTCAACGATGAGAGCCTCACGCGCCGCCATATCTTTGAGGGCTTCAAGGTCTTGTTTAGACTTCTTCTTCTTGCTCATACCTTGCCTTCATCCTGTATCTCATGCGCTTCCACACGCTGTGGAGGGTGTTCTGATTCCATCCCTGCTCACGCGCCACCACGTTGATCTGCTCCCCCGCCATGATGGCAGCCAATGGAGCCCTATGAGAAGGCCGCTCAACAGATTCGAGCACATCAGCCGCTATCACGTTCATGTCAATGAGCTCATCCCAGCGCTCAGGGCCATCATCACTTGAAAAGCCCCACTCCTCACGATGATTAAACCACCCATAAACGATCCGCTTGTTATCGCGGATATAATTGAGCCCTCTCATTCGCGTGAGCTTGCGGATCGCCCCGCCCATCTCCTTCTCCATATCGAGGAGGCGGGGGCCATGCTCTAGGAGGTAAAGCGTGACCTCAGAGAATACGTCCTCAGCGTCATGAGGCTCCAGCCGCAGCTTAAACATGAGCATTCTGATCATGTCGGAGCGCATCTCAGCGAGGCGAGCGCCAATGATCTCTTGATCTGTCAATTCATTCGTCATGCTGTTCCATTCATTGGGGGGCTCCGTGAGGAGCTAAGCGGTCAAGGCCACTTATTGCCATCAGGCTCCCATGTGGCGGGGCCTTGATTGCCGATGGCGTTTGAGGTGGGCTTGCTCCCCACAAACTGCCAAGTCTCTATCACAATGTCTAGATCTTGTTGCTTGATGCCATCGCGCTCCCAGACCTTGGTCTTGATCTTTCCTGTGATGGCGAGCTTATCGCCCTTCTTGGCGTGAGCGAGGAGGGCCTCCCCTGTCTTGCCAAAGGCTACACAGTCAAACCATTGGGTTTGTTTCTCGCCGCCCTTCTTCCTGTGCTCGACCGCTAAGGAGAAGCTGGCGATATTGCGATCAGAGCCACGGGCTTGAGGGTCGCGCCCAAGGTTGCCAATCAAGATGACATGGTTCATGGTGTCCTCCATTAGATTAGTGAGGACGGCGCCGCAACACTCACACGGCGCCGCCCTCGATGTCCGACCTTATAACACATCAACGAGGTGACCGTAATTGATGAGTGATCAGATTGCAATAGATGGAGGGAGCGTCAAGCTCCTCGCTGTGATGGGCTCGCCCCTTAGCGTGGTGAACAGCGCCCGTGTCTCAATGGGACGGATGAGCGATGAGCTGAATGAGGATGATTGGCGGCTCATCAGCTACCTGTGGAAGCACAAGCACACCTCACCATTCCGCCACATGACTTTTCAATTTCACATCAAGGCCCCTGTCTTTGTGCTGCGTCAATGGATGAAGCATCAAGTGGGCTGCGCCTGGAATGAGATCAGCGGGCGCTATGTCCAATTTGATCATGAGGCGTGGGAGCCAAGTGAGTGGAGGCAAGGCTCAGCGAGCGTCAAGCAAGGATCAGCGGGGCCGCTTGAGGATGACGCAGCGCTCAGCGCCCAGCTCATCTATCAGCGAGCGATTGAGCAAGCCTTCAAGAGCTATGAGGAGCTCCTCAGCGTGGGTGTGGCTAAAGAGCAAGCTCGAGCGGTGCTCCCGCTGTCGCTGATGAGTGAATGTTATTGGAGCTGCTCACTTCACGCGCTCATCCACTTCTTGAGCTTGAGATTGGATGGTCACGCTCAGGCTGAGATTCGGAACTATGCCAGCGCCGTCCGTGATTCAGTTTGGGGCATCGAGGGGATGAGCCGCCTCTTGGCTATGACGCTTTAACCCCATCCATCATCAACGCCAGCGCGCCGATCATGGCCTATCATCTGCACAGGCCGCCCAAAGATCGCGCCAAGCCTCGACCTCACCGCGCTGTTGTTGTCGCATAGGTCATGGATGATCGTCTTGGGAGCTAGGTTGGAGGTTGCGACCACGCTGAGGGTCTTGGCTGCCCATCGGTCATAAATGGCGCCAATCATCTCCCTAGTCTGTGACCTGTACCACTCAGACCATCGCCCGCCACCACCAAGGCCGCCAAGCTCGTCAAGACAGAGGAGGTCAACATTCTCAAGCATCTCATGGAGGTTGAGGCTGTTGGCCTTCCAACTAGCGCGGATATCAGCAAAGAGCCCCTCATGGGTGAGGAACAGAGCGCGCTTCCCCTCAAAGATCGCGTGTTTGGCGAGGATGTGGAGGATTGTGCTCTTGCCGTTGCCAGGCTTGCCCCACAGCATGACGGCGGGCTTGTCAATGGGGTCGGTGTTGCCATGAATCCAATCAAGCACAGCGCCCACCCTATCCCGCTGCTCTGGACTGTCCCACTCATAGCCATTCAAGGTGTGCTGATGAGCGAGGAAGGGGAGGCGGGCCTCCTCCAATCGCTTGAGCCTCGAGCGGAGCGGGGTGCAGGTTGGGCAGCGGCGAGCGATGGGAGCCGTGGGTGGTGGTGGCTTCTCATAGACAATCCCCTCAAAGCACTCACCGCAATAAGGGAGCGGCGTTGTGCTGAGGTAGCCTGAGGAGCTGAGCCACTCCTCAGCGGGGAAGTTCTCAGCGGTGATGTTGTGGTAGTCGATCAATGCCATCCTCCATTCTTCTTGTCTGCTGTTCCATAGTCGGCGCTAAGCCACGCGCTGTCAGCCTCCTTGATCTTCTGTTGTTGGTCAACGGTGATCGTCCATGTGGTTGGCTTGGGAGGTGGCGCCGCTGGCGTGGAGACGCTTGGCTTGTGACCTGAGCTGATGAAGGTGACCCAATCAATGGCTGAGCGTGGAGCGATGAGCTCGCCCATCATCTTGTGGAATAGCTCATCATTCCCCCGCGCCCACAGAGCGTCCCTTATGTCTTGTCGCTTGTGATGAGTGATCTCACGATAGACCTCACGTCTGTAGTCCAGATCATCATTGATGTGACTGAGAATATATAAACCATCCTCACGCTGTGACATTGTGGGCGGTGGAGGTGGTGGCGGGATCTCCTCAGCCTTGGCCATGATCTGATCCCACTGAGCAGCTCTGAGCTCCTCCTCAGCCTCGCGTGTGCTCTCAGCCTCAGGCTCAGCCTCATTGATGTTAGATTGATCTATATTGATATTATATTGATCCTTATTGATATTGGGTGACTTTCTGTCACTACCCTTGGGCCAATTTGTCACCACCCCTTGTGACTTTCTGTCACTACCCTTGGGCCATTCTGTCACCACTGATGGTGACTTTCTGTCACTACCCTCAGAGTCTTGGTGGTGACTTTCTGTCACTATGGGTGGTGACTTTCTGTCACTAGTGTCTTTCTTGGTAGGTGGTGACTTTCTGTCACCAAGCTTGGAGATGATGACCTTGATCGCTGACTTGTGATGGAGGCCGTCATCTCGCCTCATGATCTCGCGCTCAATGTAGCCAAGCTCAGCGAGCGCCTTGAGGCTCCTCTTGATGTTGCGCCCACTCTGGCGCGTCCCAAGCTCAATCTCATTGGTACTGACTGACCCCGCCCATGAGCTCCAATCCACTCTTGTCAGTAGATAGAGCATGATCAGCTTCTGAGCTGCGGTGAGCTCCTCGACCGCCATGACGGCCAATCGAGCATTCATTTCATTCATGATGAACTCCTTGTCGCGGTGGAGCTTCATGTATATGTCAGCTTGCTACTTGGGTCAAGGCAGATTAAAATTAAGTTGCAAATAAATCTTGACTACAGGTCAATAAGGATGATAACTCAGTACTCATCACCAACTGATAGGAGGTCACCATGACCCTCAGAGACAAGCTCAAGACAGACCTCAAGGTCGAGCGCTACACCTTAACCCATCTATGTGATGAGGCACAAATCAGCCGAGCATACTTGACCCGCATCTTGGGCGGTTATGCCTCACCCTCAATCCATGTCTGCACATCACTAGCGCTCGCCGCCAACCGCCTCACAGGGCTCACCACATACACCCCAGACCAATTCATGACCATCACAAGGATTCACCACTCATGAGCAACGCCGCCGCTGACACCTTCATCATCTTCTGTCTCCTCTCCATCGCCGCCTTGATGCTCGCGGCGGCTGCCCACCTCTTTCAACTGCTCTTTGGTGACAAGCCACAGATCAGGGAGCTCCCCAAGCGTGACGGCTGGCTTGAGCGCCGCATGACGGGCGATGAGATCAGCTTCTTCCTCAAGCATCTCAGCATCTATGACAGCGTGATGGGCCTTGGCCCTAAGCACTACCACAACCTTCAAATGGTCAACGAGATCGAGGGCCACCTCAAGCGTGACCTGGGCCGTGACGTGATCATCCCCATGAGCGATTGGTTTGAGATCATCCGCGCTTGGTATGTCACCCGCGATCTTCCCCACCGTGAGCGCGTGGCATCCCTCAAGCTCCGCCTCCAAGCCAACGTCTAATCCACCACCACCAACCCAACTCAACTCAAACAAGCAGGAAAATCATGACTATCTACACACCAAAGAGCCTCGACCAAGCCAAAGAGATTGCCACCCTCATCAGCGACAGCCCCCGCGATTGCCTCCGCCTCCATGCCGCCTTTGGCGCCCACTTTGGCGGGGACATGGCGATCACTCAGAATAACGCCTACATGCTCAAGGGCAAGCCCTCACTCAACGCTGACGCCATGAGCGGGGTCGTGAGGCGCTCTGGCATCTGTCGCTTCATGGTCATCACGTCTTGGGATCATGAGCATTGTACTTATCAGTGTGCTCGCAACGATGAGCCTGAGCAGATCGTCCACACCTTCACCTATACCTTTGAGATGGCGAAGGCCCAGGGGCTGACGAGGAACCGCAATTGGCAGCAGATGCCTATGCAGATGCTCCGCGCTCGCGCTCTCACCTTGATGTTGAGGGCGGTCTATCCTGACGCCGTGAGCGGCATCTACTCCCCTGATGAGCTCGCTGACAACATGAACATGAGCGATGATGAGCGCGCTCAGATCAGCGCTGACGCTTTGGGTGAGGAGCTCCGCGCCCCCTCACAGGCTCCGCGAGCGCAGACCCCGCCTCAGCAGCACCGCGCCATCCCAAGCAATCCCCCCGCTGATCAGCACCTCCCTCCCGCCTTCACTCAGACCGCCCCGCAGGATCGCCCCACGCCTCAGCATGTGGCGCAGCGCCTCCTTGATGTGGCCACGCTGGGCAAGATCAACTCTGAGGATGGGAGCCTAGAGGACACGGAGTGGGATGAGGACAAGCTCAATGAGGTGACGGAGCGCGCCGCTAAGGTGCTCTCATGGACTGACCTTGAGGTGTTCGCCACAGGGCTTTGGACGCTGACCCAAGAGCAGGGGAGCGCTGACGAGGTTGACGAGCTCCTCAAGACCATCAAGAGCCTTGGCTACAGCGAGGCGAAGCTGGGCATCTTCTAAGACCTTAACCATTGACACAACGTGGCGGGGCATACGATACCACCCCTTGACGAATGGAGGACATGACAATGATTCAACCCTTGCAAAACAAGAACCCCACCGCGAGCCTAAAGCGGTTCATGGCTGAGATTGGCCCCATGCAGTTCGTGAGAGAGATTTACATGAACAGCAAGGAGGCGGACGCCACCACGATGAAGGTTTACTTTGACCATCAGTTTCTAAAGGGGGGAGGCCCCAAGAAGCTCTGCTTTGCAGATAATGGGAAGGGGATGACCGCCGCTGAGATGTATGAGTACCTGGCCCACCTCAACAGCAGCTCCAAGACCACAGGCGGCCCTCATGATAACTTTGGAATTGGCGTCAAGACCACCACGCTCTTGGCCAACCCTTATGGCGTGGTGTTCCTCAGTTGGTCAGAGGCCAATCCAGGCGGCGCCATGGCTTGGTTTGTCTATGATGAGGCTAAGGACGTGGTGGGCCTCAAGCCCTTTGAATATATCGAGGATGAGGATGGCTACCAAGAGCGGATTGCGCTCACCACAGAGATGAGTGATGGATCAATGGCCAACGTGGTGAGCCTTGATGAGCTGAAGGAGCATCATTCCAATGGCTTTGAGGGCGTCAAGTGGTGGGACTGTAAAAAGCAGTCTGGCATTGATGGACATGGAACCATTGTGATGCTGCTCGGCAAAGGCAGGGATGAGGATTCCGTTGGAGCGGATTGGTCAGATCGCAATTTAAATCACTACCTCTCAACGAGGTTCCCCCGCCTTGTCGTTGAGGTTCGATCTTCATTTGGCGGTCACAAACCTCGTGGCCTGTTGGATGTACTAGAAAAGAGCATCCAACACAAGGACGAGATAAAGCTTAACAATGGCTTCTCTATTGATGTTCACTACATGAAAAAAATATCCCGCTCTAGAGGAAAGAATTCCCATATTCAAGGAGTTAATCACTACGCTCCTGCTATCATTAGGAAAGGCTACAGCGCTGTAGAGTACAAAGATGAGCTCTATCACTCAGCCTATGGCAAGGACGAGATGAGGAGCTGGGGCGTCTCTCATGAGGACGTGATGAGCCGCATCCTTTTGATCATCAAGCCACCTCACTATGGGATGCAGACTGACGGAGTGATGAGGGGGTGCTATCCCAATGAGAAGCGGAACGCGCTGCTGTGGTCTGATGAGACCGTGGAGACTGAGAACCGCGCTCTCGATCTCCGTGAGGTCAAGATGGAGTTCATTGAGAAGCAGCCAGAGCTCCTCAAGAAGTGGATCAAGGAAGCCTATAAGGCGGATCAATCTGAGATCAAGATTGACACAAGCGACTTGAGGAATGAGTGGAGGCGCCTTTTCAATGCAAGGCGTAGCCATCAAGGGAAAGACTTGAGGCCCGCTCCTGACGGTGAGGTCAAGCCTGATGTGATCGAGCCATCTATCCCTGGGATTTGGATGCCTCCAGGCGCCCCCGCTCCAGCGCCTACACCAAAGCCGCCGCGAGGCTCTAAGGAGAGAGACGCCAAGACTGATCACCCTGTTGAGATCACCTTCCCCTCAGAGGACGAGGAGGATTACTCAAGCAGCGGCGTGACCCTCCCCGTCAAGGTGTCGCTTGGGAGCCCTATCGTCATCATGGTCAATCTCAACTTCAGCACCTTCATTGAGATGAAGAAGTTCATCTTGAGCAAGTTCAAGGCCGCCTCTGACCTCGCGCTCGAGCATGACTATGAGCAAGCGCTGAGGACGATTATGGTGAGCGATCTTGACATGTGCGCTCTCCACTTTCACGCTCAGCGCCGCAAGCATGAGCTGTTCAAGACCTACAACAACACAGACCTCCAGCGGGCCTTGGCCATCCGTCTCCTGGGCTCTGCTTGGTGGATGGGGCCAAAGCTGGAGCGTATTCTTGTGAGGCGAGGCCACAAGAAGCTTGGGTGATCTCAGCTCGCCAAGACCCCATAGAGAATGAGGGCGATGACTGAGAGGAGCCAAGCTTGCTCCCCCATCCTGTCAGCGATCCAATCCGCAAAAAAGCCAAAGGCGAAGATGAGGATGAGGAAGGCGGCGGCGTTTATGGGGTGATGGTGCATTGGCCTGATGAGCAAGCGGGTTCAAGGGTTGTCTCATAGTAGTCGCTCGCGATCCCTTGGAGGTCTACCTCAGACCAATCCAATGAGGCAAGCTTGAGCCAGATCGTCTCAGCCTCACTCCCCTCCTCGACCGTTTGGTAGGGCGCTTGGTTGTAGGCGCTATCACCAAACCAACCAAGGAGGGCCACGCCACGGAGCTCCCCTCGAGCTTCCCACAGGAAGTCAGCCACGTCACCCCACTCA